CGAAGCGATCAGCAAAATCGGTATTTGTGGGGATGCGTGTACCCGAAGATCCTGCAGCACCTTGAAGGCTGGGACGCCGAGGACGTGCACGAATTCTGCCTTGGCGAGTGGTCGGGCTGGGAAGTAATGGAAGGCTTTGGCCGCAAGCGTCTGAGGCCAATCAAGCGTAGTTCAAAACTCAGCACTGTGGAGTTCATGGACTTCGTTGCTCACATCCAACGAACGATGGCGGAGCGCGGCATCGATATTCCCGACCCGAACGAGGAGTTCGCGTGAGCAAGCTTCGAGAAGCCGCCCGCGGCCAGCAGTGCTACGGAAGATTTATCCACCACTGCAACCGCAACAGTGAGACGGTCTCTCTTGCGCATATCCGCCTCGGTGGAGTCGGCGGCACTGGCTTCAAACCGCCCGACAGCTGCGGTTTGCCACTTTGTTCGTCTTGCCACGACGCTCTAGATATGCGGGTCAAGTCACCGCACAGCCGCGCGCAGCTCCATGCTGATGTGTTGCGAGGGCTATGCCAATGGCTTGAGTACTGCGAAAAGAATGGCCTGATAACGATTGGAGAAACAGCCTAATGGGATACTCAACTGACTTCGAAGGCGTGCTCACGTTCGACTGCGAGATGAACGTCGTCATGCTTCGCAGCATCAAAAATCTACTTGGTGGCCACAGCAGGGATCTTGGCGTTCCCAGCAACGACTCCGGCTACATTGACCTGGAATTGACTAACGATTTTACCGGCGTCAAATGGGACGGCGGCGGGAAGACCTACAACCTGCAGCACTCGGTGACCGCCATCATCCGTAAGATGCGCGAGCAGTTCCCACAGTTCGGCCTGAGCGGCGAGCTCATTGCCCAGGGCGAGGACCCAGACGACAAGTGGAGGCTGACAGTTGTCGATGGCGTCGGCATCAAGACCGACATTCCGCCGACAGGCACCCAAGTTAGCTGCCCGAGTTGTCGCCACAAGTTTCGGGTGCAGCCATGAACGACATCATGACCCACCTTGAGATCTCCCTAGACCGCGAGTTCGCCCTTACACCGCCCGAGCCAAAGCCCTTCGCGCCCACCGCCGACGTGATCGCCCTGCTGCTGTCGATAGAGTACGGCGTGAGCATCGAGCAGGCGATGTGTTGGTGTGTGAATGCGTTTGGGGAGGCGCCATGACTGCTCGATCTATCGACCTGCCGGGCTGCGTGAAGCCGGACACAACTGAGCGCGTGCACTTCTACGAGAACGACTTTTACCCGTTCAGCAACTTCTCGTGCTTCTCAATTCGGTGGTTCGCGAAGACATTCGCTGCTTCCGAGTATGTCTACCACTGGGAAAAGTTCATCCGCACGGCTCCAGAGATCGCCACAGCCATCGAGTTCGCTCCCTCCGCGCATGAGGCATTCAAGCTTGCCGAACGCCACAAGGAGCTGAGACGCAAAGACTGGAATACCGTGAAAGTCGACGTGATGCGACAAATCCTGCGCGCAAAGGTCGACCAGCACGAGTACGTGCGTCGCAAGTTGCTGCAGACCGGAGACCGCGAACTCGTCGAGGACTCTTGGAGAGATTCTTTTTGGGGCTGGGGCCCGCAACGCGATGGCCTGAACATGCTCGGAAAGCTCTGGATGGAGTTGCGCTCAGCGCTGAGGGAATCAACATGACCTCCGAATCCACCCGCGCCATCGCGGCCGACATCGCGCGGGAGTTCAAGGATCATCCGGAGCGGTGGAAGCAAGGATCATTCGGGTTCCGCGAGTCTGGCGGTGCATGTCTAGATCGGCATATCACTTCACGATGCAACGATAGATGGGACGGTCTCGCGTCCGTTGTGTGCGCGCACATGGGATTTGCAAGCCGCATGGGTCTGTGGAATTGGAACGATGCTCCCGACCGGACGGTCCACGACATCATCGCCCTCTGCGAGAAGGTGGCTGCCAATGGCTGAGCAGACCAACATCAGCTGGTGCGACAGCAGTAAGTACAGGCCTGCTGAGTTCGGCCCGCCTGCGATGCCACCGCGTGACGGAGACGCCCAGCAGGCAAGGCAGCGCGTGAATGTTATGGTCCGCACTGGGAGGCTGGAGCATCCAAATGCCCTGCCCTGCGCAGACTGCGGTCATGTGTGGTCCGCTGGCGAGCGACGCCATGAATACGACCATCACCACGGATACTCCGCTGCTCATCACTATTGCGTAGAGCCGGTCTGCACAACCTGTCACGCCAAGCGTGACAACCCTCTCGCAACCAGAAAGCACTGCAAGATTGGCCACCCCCTGAGTGGAGAAAATCTCTATCTCGACCCTGATGGCCACCGTCACTGCCGGCAGTGTATGCGAGATCACGACAGGAAGCGCCCTCCTAGAGGCAGGGAGTATTGGCAACGAATCAATGCGAAGCGCAGGAAGGCGGTATCACATGGCTGATAGAACAGCAATTTCTTGGTGCGATTCCACGCACAACCCCGTGGTGGGTTGCGAGCGCATCAGCCCGGCTTGTGATCACTGCTACGCCGCTGACTGGGCCAAACGCAGCGGCCAAGCAGAACTTTGGCAAGGCGAGCGCCGCCGCACCACCGAAGCGAACTGGCGCAAGCCGCTGCAGTGGGAGCGGGAGCACGAGACATTCTTTGCTGCGAACGGTCGGCGGCGGCGCGTGTTCTGCGCATCACTCGCGGACGTGTTCGACAACCAGTGGGATCCACAGTGGCGTGCCGATCTGTTTGCAATGATCAGAGCCACGCCGCACCTCATCTGGTTGCTATTGACCAAGAGAATTGGCAACGCCTCAAAGATGTTGCCGCCTGATTGGGATGTTGGAACGGTCGGTGGATATCGGCACTATGCGTACCCCAACGTCTGGATCGGCGCTACCATCGCCAACCAGGACGAGGCCGACCGCGATATACCGAAGCTGCTGGCCACACCGGCGCGCGTGCGGTTTCTCTCGTGCGAGCCGCTGCTGGGTCCGATCGATCTGGACTGCTGGCCGGAGTCTGGCTGCTCACGCAACTGGATCGACAGCGATCCCGGGATTGACTGGGTGATAGCCGGCGGCGAGAGCGGCGGCAAGGCGCGGCCGTCACACCCTGATTGGTTCAGGTCTCTTAAGCAGCAATGTTCAAGCGCTGGAGTTGCTTTCTTTATGAAACAAATGGGAGGCGCACGAGATAAGCGAGAAGATCTGCATTCGATTCCCGAAGACCTCAGAGTTAGGGAGTGGCCAGATGCGCGCTAAGATAGCGGTCAGCGACTACAATCGCAGATACCACATCGCGAATCGAGACAGGCTGCTGAAGAGAATGGCGCGGCTCAGAGCTAGTCGAAAGGCCGGTCCGTATGCGGTTGATTGGGCGGTTCAGAAGCTACTGAGCGATGCCAAGCGTCGCGCGAATCGCTACTCGATGGTGTTCGATTTGGATCTTCGCTCTATTCACAAGCCAACACATTGCCCGGTGTTCGGTTTTGAACTCGTATATCAGGCGTCTGGCAAGAGGCTGCCGAACAGCGCATCGCTTGATCGAATCGACAGCGGCAAGGGATACACCACGGACAACGTGTGGATAATCTCTTGGCGCGCAAATCAAGTAAAAACCGATGCCACCGCGGATGAACTAGAGACTGTCTGCGCCGCAATGCGCAAGAGATCCGCCGGCCGCACGCTCGACGGCGTGGTGCACGATGCGTTTCCTGACATAGGAGAATCACGATGACAGTGAGCAACGAGCAGATCGAGGCGATACAAGCGGAGACGTACGCCGGGCTGACCAGCGAAGGCCAAGCTGCTCTCGCTATGCGTCACGTCGAAACGCTCCGCACCGCCCTCGCCGAGCGCGACGCCACCATCAAGCGCATCCAGTCCGCGGCGCTATCTCTGGCCGATGCCAACACGCGCGCCAGCAGTGCGCGTCTCGATGCGGCAAAGCGACTGGAGGCCGAATGCTCCCCTGAGCACGTCGAGTCGCAGCGCGCCGCCAATGAGCGGCTGACGAATGAGCTGGCCGAGCGCGACGCGGAGATTGAGCGGCTGACTGAGCGCCTGAAGGTCGTTGAAGACGAGAAGCTTGCAGCGCATGTAAGATTCAACAATGGGATATTGGAGCTTGATGCGGAGATTGAGCGGCTGAAGCAAGAGCTGCAGACAAACCGCAATGCCCGAAACGCCCTCTACGCCGAGAATCGTCGGCTGAAAGAAGACGCCGCCCGAGCCGCCAACGCGAGGGATATCTGCGCGGCGGAGATCAGGGGGTTGAGGGAGAGGCTGGCAGATATCCCAACAGTTTACCGCTGCGATTCATGCGGCGGGTTGATCGACAAGAGGTGACGCCGTGAAGCGGTACGAAATCTACCGCAATCGAATGCAACTGACGCAGAAAGAAGCGGACAGAGGCGACTGGTGCCGCTTCGCTGACCACGAGGCCGACGTAGCAGGAAAGCTGCAAGGCCTGCAATCCCAGCTCGCGGCATCGCAGGCCGATGTCATAGCATTGCGCGAGGCCAACAAGCAGGCGCAGCGAGTGATCCTGGCGAATGAGCAAGCGGCATTGGCCTCGCAGGCGGAGGCGCGGAGGTTGCGAGAGGCGGTTATCAGTCTGAGACCTTGCCTTGAAACACTACGCCGTTGCAGCCGTGAGCTATTCCACCTCCGAGCGTTCCGTACTTCCGGTGACATCGACAAGGCAGCAGGGAAAGTTGAAAGCTGCTTAGCCGCCCTCGCCCCGCCGCAGCCAAAGGAGGCTCCCTACTACGTGCGCTCGTTCTGGTCGCCATGCCGCAAGTACATAGTCACCGCATGCGTGCCGAGCCCAGGGAGCGAGATCTGCATTGTCGATGACAACGGGGACCAATGGGAGCCGACTGGTCCTGTTGAAGACATGACTGAGTTCGCCAACAGGGCGCTGTCCCGAAAGAATGAGGCTGCCCAGCCGCAGGCGGAGCAGAAGGACGATCACGTCTACAGCACGCATGGATTTGACGGCAAGGGCGAAGATTGTCCGGGCTGTAAGGAGAGCGGCAATGGCTGAACTGAATTCATCGGATCGCTACGAGATCATCGCCGAGCTGTATCTCGGCCAGTTCGGCGAGTTAGCGCCCGGCAAGGATCGCCCACCGCTCTCAGGTATTCAGAGCGATGAGGAGCGAATAGCGAATAACGAGCGCTGGTCTGAATGGCTCACGCACCGGTTCAACCATCCATTGGAGCGGGCACTGGAGAAGATCCACTGCATGCAGCACCAAGCGGAGCAGCGCGAGGAGTCATTGCGCGAAGCATCCGATGCGAAGGCCGAACTCCGCGCCCGCATCGCGCAGCAAGACGAGACTATCGCTGAGCTTCGCGCCCTGCTTTCTCTGTCGCAATCCAAGGTGCATGCCACTGAAATGGGCGAACGCTCGATGATTGCTCGATGCGATGAACTGTTCGCTGACAACCGGAGCCTCACCTCCGCCAACGCCGAGTACGCCAAGCGGCACTTGGAGCAGGTGGAGACGGTGCGCACTCTCACCGCCGAGAACGCGGCGCTGCGGGCGGATCGCGATCGCATCGACTGGCAAGAGGCTAACGGCTCACGTGGCATGTATCGAATGCACAGCGGAAGTTGGTTTAGGCCGGGATTCGGCGAGTATCACTACTCCAGTTTCAGGGAAGCACTCGACGCAGCGCGAGGTGGGAAGTGATCAAATATGTTGCAGTCGGCCCGATCCGAGAAGCCAATCGTCATGGGGATTTCGAGAACGAGCACACGTGGTATCCGTGCCGTGAAGTCGACGCCGAGGCCTCCCGCCTGCGGGCGCGGGTGGCGGAGTTGGAGAAGGGCTGGCGGCCGATCGAGACAGCGCCAAAGGACGGCTCAAGGATATTCATCTGGAATGCAGATGAGGAGTTTCCATCATTCTTTGAGGCAAGCTGGAGAGAGCCTACTGAATCAGAATTCTGGGTTAGCGGCAGCAGTGAGCCATTTACCGAGGATGGAACATTCGGCACAGAGGCAAGCTGGTTCTCGGATGAGGGATTTGTCTGCAAGCTAACTAATGCGACTCACTGGCGAGCTATTTTTGCCGCCCCTCATTGTGAGCAGCCATGACCTCCACCTCCTCCCTCCAGCCATCGGCGGCGGATGAATTCCACTTGCAGACCTCGCCGGCCGGAGAGTGCAACGAGCGGGAGAACGCGCGGGAGATCAACGATGCCAAGTGACAACGAAAATTTCTACGATCAGCACATCGCGCCGAAACTGGCCGAACTCGGCAAGCAGTGCCAGGAGCGCGGCATGTCATTTATCGCTATGGTGGAGTACGACCCAGGAGAGACCGGACAGACCGTCATGCTTCCAGTTGGCTCGTCATATCAGATCCGGCTTGCAGAGACGGCAATGAGATGCCACGGGAATGTCGACTTGCTTTGGAATGCGATCGTGAAGCACGCCTGGGAGCACGGTCACAACTCTATCTATTTGAATCAGGCTGGCGTTCCTTTGACTCCTGAGGAGCCGGAGAGAGACGACAACGGTGTTGAGCGGGCGGAGGGCAAGTCGTGAGCAACGGACAACGCAAGGCCTTTCCAGTCCTCATACCGTGGTATTACAGCGAGCGCCGGAAGGTACCGAAATTTGTGGACTGGTCTGTTCTGGACGGCAAACAAGCTCAGATAAACCACGGCCAGACACTCGAGCGACTGGCAGAACGAGGCGGCTTGGCGCCGGATGAGATTGTTGCAAACATCGAACGGCGCAGGTGGCGCCCAATGGAAATTGAGGATGCCCTGACCGCAATTAAAGAACATGCTTTTGAGGTAGAGCGGCCATGAGCAACACAGCGCTTGACGCAGTTTTCAACTCCGCATACCGAGACATGCTCTGGAGCGGCAAGGGCATGTACCAGACCCGTCTTGTGGATCAGATCATACAGGCCAGACCGGTCAGCACCAGCGAGGTCTTTCGCTTCCGATTCATTCGCGGCAAGTCGCATGCGCATAGCCGAAAGATCTGGCGTGAGCGCCGGGAGCGACATCCGTGGACGGAGATCAAATACACGTGGCTCGTGCCTGATATGCCAGAGCTTGATGCTGCTGCGATGGAGCGGATAAGGGTTGGCTTGGCGGCACGCATCGATCGGGATCTGCTAGGTGCATTCTGGGGGCGGCCGTGAGCAAAGCCGATAAGTACACCGGAAAGCCGAGCCCTGCGGTGCGCCGGCAGACTGCTGCCGATGGCAATCCGTTGCCCTCCGCTGCGATCCCTGACCGCAAGCAAAAGACCTACGGCTTCAGCGTCGAGCGCTCAACCTGGCTCAGCAATAAAGACGGCTGGGGCTGGCGCGGGGAGCGCTGGTATCAGTGGCACGAGAGCGAGCGCAGCCGCGATCAGGCCATGCAGTGTTTTCGCAAAGGCTGGAAACCCGAGGCGGTTGCGGGCCTGGCTCGATATCGAGATTTGAGAACGGAGCAGCGATGAGACAGCAGCCGAAGATCAAGCTGCAGGAGTGGGCGGCGCGAAGGTTCGAGCCGCCGCCGTGCCGGCGCACCCTTTACCGTTGGGTCAAGAACTCGCTGATCGAGCCACAGCCGACCCGCATCGGGCGCGAGTACTGGGTGGAGCGCGACGCGCACTGCGTCGACAGGAATGGCAATGTCACCTCGTAAGCGGCACTTCCGCAGCAACGGTCTTCCCGACAACCTCTCTCTGCGTGCAGACGGGTACTACGTCTACACCAGCCCCATCAACAGGCACCAGAAGGGTCTGGGCCGTGATCGGCTCGCCGCAATCAAGTTCGCGCGCTCTGCCAACGTCGAGGTGCAGCGCATGCGTGGCGAGCTGGACGGTGCCGCATGGGTGCGCGGCGTCACGGCTCGCAGCTGGGGCGCGTGGCTCGATCGGTTCCAGGAGCTGCTCGACGAGAAGGACTCGACGAAGGCCACGCAGAACCAGCGCAAGTCTCTTATGAAGCGCGCCCGAGCGCAGTGGCCGGCGCAAATCGCAATCACAGAGATCAGCGTCGCCATGGTTGCCGATGCCATCAGAGCGCTCACGAAAGATGGCAAGCCTACGATGGCGCAGGCCTACCGCTCCTTCCTCGGCAAGTGCTTCCGCTCTGCCATCGCCAACGGCTGGCGCCCAGACGATCCGACCGCGGTCACCGATGTGGTGATCGTGCGCACCAAGCGCGCCAGGCTCAGCATCGATCATGCGCGCGCAATCCTCGCAGATCCGCAGACCAAGCCATGGCTGCGCAACGCCATCGCCCTTGCACTGGTGACCGGTCAACGCCGGGAGGATATCGCGCGATCTCGACGCTCAGACGTGCGAGAGGGCTGCTGGTGGGTGCACCAGCGCAAGACCGGCAACCGGGTCGCGATCCCTACCAGCATCCGGTTGGATATCCTGGGCATGTCGCTCGCCGAGGTGCTGGAGCAATGCCGCAGCACCGGCATCCTGAGTCCCTACCTGATCCACCAGACCTTCGATCGTGACCGCGGGAAGCCGGTGGCGATTCGTGCGTTCACGAACATGTTCACGGCGTGCGTGAAGCGTCTGGGGATCGACTGGGGCGACAAGTCACCGCCGACGTTCCATGAGCTGCGCAGCCTTTCGAAGCGCCTGTACGACGCCCAGGGAGGCGTGGATACGAAGCAGTTGCTGGGGCATCGCAGCGATGGGGCGGCGGCGAAGTATGCTGACGCTCGCGGTGAGTGGGTGCGTGTCTCGGTACGCGTTGGGTAGCGGAAGGGATTCAGAAAAATGTTGAAATCGATCTGCGGCTGCAGAAAAACCGGTGTAGCCGTTATGCATCCCGTAGATTCCGAGAGCCGGTAAAAACTATTGTACTGACGGTTACTTAGATGAGCTTTCGAGGGTTGGAAAATGGGTGACGAAATGAGACATTCGGGTACAGCAGGATCAATGGCTTGCGCGGCTGAATCGGAAAGCCGCAATCACTACGCCCACCGCAACCCCAGGGCGCAAGGCCAGGTCTACTGCGACCACGTGATGGCCATGACGGCGGAGGGACTGCACGAGAAGTCCGACATCGCCGCCGAGTTGGCGCACCGGGACATCCTGATTGCCGAATTGCTAAGGACGCTGGAGATGATCGTTGCTCCATTTGATGGAGCCGAGAGGGCCGGCATACCGTTTGGCCAGGCAGTCATCACAAGCGACAGCGAGATGCTGAAAAATATCCGGGCGGCGATCGCGCGCGCCGAGGGCCGCCAGCATGGGGAGTGAGCAGACAGAGCTTGACGAGGCCATAAACCGCATAGAGCGGCTGGAGCGCCTTGTGTGCGTACTCGCTGAGCAGATCCTGCTGAGGGACTACGGCAAGGACATCAACAGGATTCCGCTCGAACACCTTGCAATACAGAACGACCTGGAGGCCGCCGACTTGGCGGCGCTACAGCCATGCCCGCCCCCGTAGCGCTCGACATCGACGCGCACGCCGAGCGTTTGGCCATCGCCTTGGAGTCCGGCGTCGAGCCCATCGAGGCCATGCACCTGGCTGAGCAGGCTGGCTACGGCACCCCCTTCGCCCTCGCCTGCACCGCCCTCGCGCGCGGCGACGACAAGCCCGCCCGCGAGCTGTGCCGGCGGGAGGCACGGAAGTTTGGGGCTGCGTGGGCTGAGGAGTTGAGGGAGGAGATTAAGCGGGTGGTGGCGGAGAGTCCGCACTCCGTAGGCGATCTGGGAGCCTTCACAAGATTGGGAGGCTAGGAGGGGCGCGGCCGGTTAAATTTCACTTCCCAGCTGGATGGAGGGTTGCAACGGATCCGGAGGGGCCGGTCTCAAGTGACTGTACCTTGCGGCCCCCGCTCTCCATCGTCCATTGCTCTTGCTGGCCTGGCGTCCCTTGGTTTTCATGTCCAGATTATTTTGCGCACATGTACCAAGCCACAAATGCTCGGGGTTTACACAGCTCTTTCGATCGCATTTGTGGCAAACGAAAATCCCTGGAGGTGGCCACTCTCCATGGGCCAAGTACCATGCCGCATGACCAGCCGACACCGTTTTTCCGCCGGCAATGATGCTGCCATACTCGCCGGAAGGTCCTGAAGGAATCCAGACCCAGCAGGTCGAGGTCTTTTGCACTTTCTCGAAGAAGCGCTTCTGAAGACTTGCATGCTGTTCCACATCAAGCGGAAGTCTCTTCACTCTGTACTTAGCCATCGACTCACCTTGGTTATGAGATTGCAGAAGCTATTCACCAGCGCGTTCACTCGGTGGAATACGCTCGTATTGGTTCGGCTTGCGCCGTAGGCCAAGTGGTTTCAGTATTCCGTCTCCAGGCTCCCGGCGTCGATTCAGGACGTCGCTCAGGTAAGCCGGACTGACGCCAAGGTCGCGGGCTAGCTGGGCTTGGGAGCATTTGGCCAGCTTCTCTCGCAGGATCTGGATAGGATCTACTGTACGCATGTTGGCATTTTGCCATCTGCTGATAACGTTAGCAAATTGACGTTGACAGCGTTCGCGGATTGACGTACATTTCACCCATCGCGCCACTCACGGCGCCGGGAGAAGAAAGATGCTGATTTCGCGCACTGAACTTGGCCTCGGGATGATCGCCGTGGTACGCAAGACCGATGCAACGACCCGCGCCAAGTACCGCGTGATATTGGCCGACATTGAGTCGGATCGTCTCCCGCTGGTATCGATGGCCGAGACCTTGACCGAGGCGCATCAGATCGTGATCGGATACGCGTCGCACAATTCGCCATGGGATCTTTTGGCAGCCTGACCCCCATCCGCCCTGCCTCTCTGCGGAGGAGGGGCAGGGCGGAGCGATCAGTGCCGCACATCGCGGCAGGCCACACCAGCGGATCCTTCACTGCTCGTCTATGCCTGTCGGCGAGAGATCGGTGGGATAACGGAAAGAGGGATGGTCAATGAGTGAGGATGGAGAGTTTCGCAAGCAATACCTGCAGGACTGGACTATCTCAGCGACGGAGATTCGGCTGCACCATCTGGCCAAGGAGTATCACGATCGCTGTGAGGCCTACGATAGAACGATCTGCTCAGGCCCGATCGGCTTGGACGGAGTGATGCCTAATGGCTATAGAGAGTCCGGGCTAATTAATCGCAACGCCCATCGTATAATTAAAGAGATCCTGGAGCGCGAAAATCTGCCAAGATCAGAATTGATCCGCGCTATACAGCAGTACCGGCGGCATCGAGCGGAGCAATAGCATGCAGCAATACCTGATCATCGAGCAGGAATCCGCCGACGCCCTCGCCCTTCACGTAAGCAGCCTGAGCGCCTACCAGCCCATCGGCGGGGTGAGCGCGGTGACACTGCCCGGTGGTGAGCTGCGCTACTCTCAGGCCGTCGTGCTGCGTGAGGCACCGGCCCAGAACTCAATCCCGCGGTGGGTCTCAAGCCTGGGCCAGCTGGCCAGCATCGGCGTGCTGGCCATCCTGGTAATCACCGGGCTGCTGCGTATCGCTGAGCGGGTGTCGGAGGTGCCGACGGATGCGGATGTGGTGTATGAGGTGGTTGCATAACCACCTCGGCTCTACCTCGGCGCCGACAACACCGGCAGGTAGGTCACCCGATCCACTCCGGCTCGCAAGGACTGTGCCGAATAGGTCGGCCGCTCATTGGTGGAGACGTGTCCGCTGATCAGGATCCGGGCAGGCGGAGCTGCCGCGGTGTAGGCCGACAGGCGCACGCTGATCCCGCCGCCTGCATTGCCTGAGGTGCGCACGTTTTGCAGGGTGATCGACTGCAGGATATCGCTGTTGTTGTTGGGCTCGATATCGACACCCAAGCTCGGCGGCGTGCCGCTGGTGTTTGTGAAAAGACAGTCTCGCACCAGCACGTTGACGCCGGCAACAATGCTCATGCCCTGCCGCCGATTGAAATTTCCGCCTGAGCTTTCGATCGTCACATCGCGCGTACCAGTGCCAAGATAGAAGCCATCGCCGCCGTGCTCGGATGAGCGCAGCCCGATGATGTGCACGTTGGTTGCGCCGCGAATGAAGATGCCGTGGCGGAACTCGCCAGTGGTGTAGACAGCCCGATTGGCCACCACGCTGGAGCCGTTGCCCACGATACGAACGTTTTGGCTGGCGATCGTGATCAGCCGGTCAGTGAGCCCGAGCTGGCCGGTATCCCGCAGCACCACGCCGGGCGCCAGCTCCCAGACGGTATTGGACGGGATCTCGAGCTTGCCGATGCGGTACTCGCCGGCTGGGATGCGCACCGTTCGGCCGCCGCCGGCCATGGCAGCGATAAGCGCCGGGGTATCCTCGGCCAGGTCATTGGCGATCGCGCCGTAATCCAGCAGGCTCACTGCCGGGCCGGCGACAAAGAGCGTCGCCTGCCCGAAAGCAGGCGCGCTGCAGAGCACAAGAAGAGTCAGAACAAGACGAACGAACGGATAGCCTGAGGTAGGCTGACGGGTAGCCATTGCGATCTCCAATCCAGATTGCGGTGGTTAGGGCGCACGGGTGTCTCACCACCCGTGTTGCCCGCTATGTTATCTCAGTTCGGGATGCGATTACCCGCCCGCCTTCGCCGCCTCGATCGCGCCCAGAAGCCCCGCCCGGGCCAGATCATCCGCAGCCACAGCCTCCGCGCGCTCCGCATCGGTGAGCACCGTGCGGCCCTCGGCATTCATGGTGCCGACCAGCGCCGACACCCGGCCGGCCGCAGCGCCGAGCTGTAGCAGCAACGTGATGAGTGCGCTGGCTTCATTGATGGTGCTCATGCGGGCCTCCGGGTGCTGGCCGCAGACAGGTACGCCTGCAGCTGGGTAAGGATGGCGGTGGCGAGCTCCAGCTGGGCCTTGCCGCGCAGCGAGTCACCCGCCTGGAACAACTGTCGCGCCGTGTCGAGGTACGTCCGCGACTGGTCGGTGACCCGCAGCGCGTACTCGGCATCCGCGATGCTGATCTGCCGCGCCTCAAGCGCGATACGGGCGGCATCGCGCACGGCGGTGGTCTGGGCCAGGGCGTAGGCGTAGCTCTGGTCGAAGCTCTTGGGCTGCTGCAGGCCGAGGGATGTGCAGGCTTGCAGGGCCGGCAGCGCCGTGATGGCGGTGAGCGCCAGGAGCGCTGTGAGTAGGGTCGATGCGAGTCGTTTCACGTGGATGCCTCTGCGTTGGGAACAAAATAGGATGCGATGAATGTGAGCGCCGTGCTCAATCCCACGGCCGCCTCAGCACTGACCTCGATGCCGGCAAAGGTCTGCACGGCCCACACGATGACCGAGACCAGCCCGCCCACCGCGGCGCCAACGGCGACCTTGCGCTGGACCGGTACGCGTTTCTGTTCGACGACTGCGTTCATATCCCCAAAACCCTCCTGGCCCGCAGCCAGTGCTGTATGCGGTCATCGAGACCGGTGTAACCGCCGTTGATTCTGCGCGTGAGAGCGCCAAACAGATCCTGGTCGGCCAGCTCGTTGCACCCGTGCGAGGCCCACCACCAGCCAGCCGAGAGCGCGGCCAATGCCGGCTGTGCCAGCAGTTGCGGCTGCTCGATCAGGTTGACGTTGAGCGCGATCCCGCAGGCCGCGTAATTCGCTCTGCCCGTCACCTGCAGCAATCCACGGCCCTTGTATTTGCGCCCGTCGCCATCTACAGCCGCCGTGTTGCCGAGGTCCGTGCGCGTGTCGTAGGCGTCACCAGAGGCAATCTCCTCGGTGTATCTCAAGCTGCCGGACTCGTGGCAGACCTGTGCGAGAAAGGCGGCCTGGCGCACGAGAGAGGTGATCTGATACTCGGCCATCGCAACCGTCAGGTGCGGCGCAAAGGTCGTCGCACGCTGGCCGGCGGAAGGCATGCAGTGCAAGAGTTCGGCCGGACTCATGGTGCGCTGTCCTCATCCTCATCCTCATCCGGCGCAATCGGCGCCGGCAACACGGTCACGTTGATTCCCAGCTTCTCAAGCAGGTACTGCAGCCACAGGTACACCGGCCCCATCTGCCGGCGCAGCTCGTGCCAGTTGTGCCGGTTGCTCTTGCACATCTCCTCGCAGGCCGAGACCCGCTGCTCAAGCGCCGCCGCATCTGCCGCTGGTCCCGCGTGGCAGTGCTTGCTGTGCTGGTAGATCCACAGCGCCATGCGCCCGATGCAGGCGAATGCACCGAGCACGAGGGCGAGGAGGATTTGGTCGATGGTCATCCGATGGCAGCTCTGCCTGCGTACTTGCCGACCCGCGCCAAGTCCTCGGCGTTCAACGTCTCGGCGGCGCTGACCCGCGTGGCCGCGTCGGCCATGAACGCCTGCTGCTCGGGGGTCAACGCCGAGCTCTGGGCGGCCAGGCTGATCAGTTCGCCTCGGCGGCGGCGCTCTTCTGCGTCATCATCAATTGCCATTGTTCGCTGCCTCTGTTGCTTTGCGTTTCACGATGTCGTAATCGATCTGATCTTTTGCCGTGCTCGCTTCTTTGCGCGCGAGTTCTGCCAGCGCGGTTGCGCGGGCCACGCCATCGGCGAATTCAGCGCGCATCTCGGCGCGCAACTCGCCCATCTTTGCGTCGGTGATCTTGTCCTGGCGCAGGGATACGCCAAGGGAGATGCCGGCAAGCAGGCACGACAGTCCCAGCAGCACAGTCCAGGGTAGCGCCTCGTTCTTTCCAGTGCTGTTGTCGGTGCTCTGGTTGATCTGCGGCGAGATAATGTCGCGCTGACACTCCAGCCTGGAGCGAGGCCGGGTATTCGGCCCGCGGCTCAATGGATAGCCATCGGCGTCACGCAGTTCGCTCTCGGCCATGTCCTTCGGGGTGCTCATTTGGAGCGCTCCAGATCGCGCAGGCGCTGCTCGTGGTCCCGCTGTGTCTCATCCTGCTGGTCCAGTCGCGTCACCGCGGTGGAGACCGTCTGGCTCAGTGTGCTGATGCTCTGCGCGACCCACCCGCCAGCGGCGATGACGCCCACGCCTACCAGTCCCAGTATCCATGTCTGCACCTGCGAGACGCGCGGATCGCTGACCTCCACGTGGGCACCGCCGCTGCGCTGGATGGCGGCAATGAGGCGCTGCAGCTGCTCCTCGGTGATCGCGGGGCGGGTGTCGGGCGGATGCGGATTCATGGTCCGTCTGGCGCTGGGTCACTGGATCGGGGGCGGGTGATGCTCACAAGGCAAGTCCGTCTGGAGATTCGCGGCGGCGGGATTCGGGGATATATCGGTCATGCGTCATATCAGTTAGGATCTCATCCCCGCCTGCAAGGACGGCCCTGAAACCGGGTTGACAATGAGCGCCAATCACTACGACGCAGCATATTTTCAGTGGCAAAGCAAGATCGGGGAGTTCGGGGGCTGGGCCAATGCGCCGCGGTTCGCCCAGCACATCAAGTCGACCGATACCGTGCTGGACTTCGGCTGCGGAGGCGGGTATCTGCTTGCTAACCTGCCGGGTGCGCGCAAGTACGGTATCGAGATCAACCCAGCGGCTCGAGCAGTGGCCGCGAGCAACGGTGCTATGGTCTACGAGTCGATTGCCGGCGTACCCGATAGCTCGTGCGACGTCATCGTTAGCAACCACTGCCTGGAGCACGTGCCCAATCCTCACGGGGCGCTCATCGAGCTGCGTGCCAAACTGAGACCCGGCGGCAAAGTCGTGTTCGTGGTGCCCTGCGAAAAGGCTTCGATGTACTGGGGCAGGCCGGACCATGACAATCATCTCTACACCTTCACGCCGATGTGCCTTGGCAACCTGTTTACTGCGGCTGGCTACACGGTACTGAGTTCCGCCGTCGACCGATTCCGCTGGCCGCCGAAGTACCGGACCGTGGCCAGGCTGGGAGGCCGCACGGGCTGGGATCTTGCATGCAAAGTCTGGTACTACATCGACCATCGACATGCCTCTCAAGTGAGGCTCGTGGCGATCGCGTAGCGAAATCATCAGAGGTTGCCTCTGCTGACCCAGGTTCCGGGGCTGCCGGCTACTGTGCAGCGCCATCCTTTCGGGCTGCCCACGGCTGGTACTGATTGCTCGGCCGAGTCTCCCACCGCTGCAGTACCGGTTGCCGGCGAAACGTTTGAAAAGAACGCGGTCTTAAGTCCGGTTGCGGCATTGATGATAGTGCCGTTGAAATTATTGGTCAGAGCGTAGTAACTGCCGGTACACGTTCCTGCGGTCGCTACTCCATTTGCCCCATTGGTGTTTCCGCTGTTGTTGGATATTAACGCTCTTGTGCAAGACGTAATGGAGAGTGCCGAGGCGGTATTTGCAGATCCGCAATTCCCTGTCACGCTCAAGCGATCGCACCCAGTCAGCTGCATCATGTTAGCAGCCGCGTCCGTGCGTAATTGATTGCCAGAGATCACGCAATCTGTATGGACAAAAGCCGCAGTTCTGTCGAACCTGAGTGCATTTCCTACGGACGCACGAAAGATATTTCCGTTGACGTTGATGCGATTCAAAGAGACGCTAGATGCGAAAGAGTTGAACGCATCAGCGGTGCCAAGTTGCAACACGACGTTCCCGGAAACATCGACATCGTCAGAGGAGAAAAGCCGAATTCCCTCGCCCGCGAATGCTGCGCCTCCAGGGCCGGTACCGTTGTTCTGCACAGGCATCCGAACGTTGTTGCCAGTCACGATCGCGCCACCGATGCATGTGCTCACTAATATCCCTGGGCATTGCGTCATCTCCTCCACAATGTTGTCGCAGACAATTAGCTTGCTTGCGCCGACTACCGTGTCGTTTACAGATATTCCGGCTGGCCCATTGAGTGCGTTTGTTATTGAGATGCAGCAATTACGAACCACATTCGCGATAACTTTCTGTGCGCCAAGGCCTCGGCCAACACAATAAATGCCGGATCCTGCGAATATTCCGTTGCCAGTGATATTTTCAACGATGTTGCCACTTACCTCGTTGTTGCCCTGCTGAGTTCCACCGATGTACACCGCTATGCCATAGCTTTTATGGTCGCGAACCCTGTTATTGATGACCTTGTTGTAACTAGGAAGAAAAGTCCCTATGCCACCCGGATCCTGAACGAGAATACCGTTGTCTACATTCAGTCCACCATAGCAACGATTTGAGGATATGTTGTTAAAAGAAGAGTTTCTATAGACAATGATATCACTTTTGTCGCCTGCTGCAGATGCCAGAAAGTCGTGGAAATAATTTCCAACAACGTCACAATTACTGCTGTTGTTTAGATATACGCCTGCCCACTGCATGCCCTCAAATTCACAATTCAGTACCTGACAAAAACTGCATGCATCAAAGATGATGCCACCCACAGATGCAGCGTTGTTGGCCGTGGTTTGCTTAAACTTCCCGCTATCTATTCTGATATTCGTCTTACTGTTGGCGGAAAACAAATTTATCCCTGGCGTTGCTGTCTGAATAACCGCGCCCTTGGCGAACGTTATAGTCGAATTACTTTCAAGATTGATTTGCGCACTGATGATGGAGGTTCCGACTACCGGCCAGCTAAGATCTCCACCCAGACTTGCCCAGGCCTGGACCGCCCCCGTGTCATCTGTCACCCCGTCGATCGCAGCGCCATAGCGGCGTATGTCACGAGGCAAGAATGTGTAGTTGGTCGGCACGACTCCGGCCACAAACTCCTCGACGGTGATCATGTGCTCAGGGCCAAGCGCTGGGCCTTGCAGTTGCCATGTCAGACCATCGTAGATGGCCTCGTACATGCCATCGACCTGCAGCGCGCCGGCAGACACAGATTCGCGGTTTTGCCACAGCAGGGATTTCGACAGTCCACCATTGATCGTGATCGTGACTGGCCCGGTATTCTGCAGGTTGGACTTCCACACAATCCGATCAAACAACTGCGGCGTGCCCGACAACCGCGGGATGTCCAGCTGCACCGAATTGCCGCTGCCGGTGTCCTCGGCCGCATTGTCCGAACTCGGCGGTCCCGCAGTGATGTCATCGACCGTCCAGATAGGCGCAGTGGGCGGGTCAGTGTCATTGGCTGGCGCCAGCACAAACTTGTATGCAAGCGTCGGGTCCAGCCAGACGCGCGCCTCACCCCTGAAATTGAGTATGATGGGGTTGCTGTTGAGCGATACACCCGCCGACTCCTGCCAGGTCGAAACCTTGGTCGTGGTCCCAGCTGCATAAATGAACAGCAAGCCGGCGACGAGCGGACGCCCGTCGTTGTCAAAAAACTTCTGCAGCGGCAAGGGCGATAGATTCAAAGGATCTCCATGCAAGACTCAGCGCCGCTGCGTGCGGCAATTGTTGCGGTGACGGTCATGACGGTGAAGGAATTCATCTGGCCGTTAATCCTCGTCCTCTGGCGCCGCGGCACCCGCGCCGCGCGACAGAAGATCAGTGATGCGCGCCTGCCGAGCCGATGGCGGGGGCCGTCGTAGCGGCGCTTTAGTCACGCCTGCCTGTGCCGCCTCGCGGATCGTTTGTTCCTCAGCCTTGCGAGCCGCGTAATCACGGCCAAACTGAACCAGTCCGCCGATGGTGTTGCGACTGGCGGCACTGCCGAGCGCCTCCTCAATCATGTTCGCGCTCGCGGGCGTGGTATTGCTCGTGTTGACGCTGTGGCCGCCTGGGTACTTGAACGCGTTTTCAGCTACACGCCCGACACGATAGAGATTACCGAGGACTTGCGGGGCGTCCTTGAACAGCTCGCGCAGCCGCGGCCCGGACACGTCGCCCTGGATGATGTTGTTGTAGGCGGCCTGGCCGAATAGCGCGTTCTCATCGCTCGATGCGCCGATAGCCGCCTTTTTGAGACGCGCCACCGCCGTGTTTTGTGCCGCCTTCGTCAAATCAGGTCCGAGCAGTTGCTTCAGGCCGCCGAGCTCCGAGACGTTCGCGCCCTCGACATATTTTTGGAAAAACTTGTCGGGCTCGGCGCCGTCCACAACCGCTTTCAGCGCCGGGTTGTCTCGAATCAGTTCGAAGCGCTGCTTCGCAAGCCCGCGTGCCGCCTGGTACGCCGCCATCGACTGCTGGCCGAGCGGCTCGGAGATCTGCGCGCCGTTCAGTGCCTCACGCAACGCGCCGAGCGCAGTCTTGACGTTGCCGTCCTGGGTCGCGCGCTGCGCCGTGCTCCAAATCTTGTCGAGCTGCTGCGCCGTTGATACGGTAAGCGGTGAATTCCCCAGTTGCAGAGCATTGAGCGTCTTGCGGATCGGCTCTGGCAGAAACTCCTCCGTGCCCGTGGCCTTCAGTCCATTGAATGCCTGCTTCACGAACTGGCGGTGGTCGAGTAGCGCGGGCTGTCCCTGAGAATTTCGAACCGCGGCGTACGCATCGCTCACGCCCTTGCTGAGCGTTTCATCCACTTCTTGAAGCTTCGCAATGGCCTGCTGCGAGAAGTCATAAGTGCTGCGCGCGTTCTTTGCGCCAAGCTCATCGAGGTTTGCGACTAAATTACGATTGGCATTGCGGATCGTCTCGGCGATCGGCTCGCCCTTGCCGACCAGCTTGCTGTTGTTGACCTCCCATGAATATTGGAACGGGTCGCGGCTGGCCATGCCTCGAGTGAGATTGACCGGGATCGGCAGCGCCGCCGCATCCGCGCGATTGGTCATCACCGTCGGATCTGGGTCGACGCCCATCCTGAGTGCATCGCCGACCTCGCGCTTCATGGCGTCATAGATGGGCGGGTCCACCTGCGAGGGTTCGATACCAGCCACGCGCAGCGTGTCATCGGTGACCTGGGACGCAGCGGCTGCCTGCTCTCGGATACCGGCACGCCCGAATACCTTTCCAAAGACCTCACGCGCCTTCGAAAAGGCTGGTCGCAGCGCTGCTATGCCTCCGGCCAGCGTACCGCCGAAGACTGCGCCTAGAGCTCCTTGCATCGATTTGTCGAAGATGAAAGACCCTTCACTGTTTACGGGTTGCAGCAGCGCTTGAAAGGCGCCCGCCTTGGCGCCCGCCTTGATGATTTCCTTAATCGTGCTTCCGCCTTTCGCCGGAGACAGCCATGTGACGGGATTGGCCAGCGTGCCGCCGATGCGCGCCCAGTCGATATCATCTCGCTCATCCTCGGGCCGTCCGCGCTGGTACACGCCCTCCTCCTGAGCCAGCGACTTGTCGAAGGATTTGGTAGTGGTGCCTGATGTGTCGAAATCCCCGCCGATCGCAGCATTGACAACGGCATCCACGCCCCGGCGCGCGGGATCGAGTAGCGCATCAGGGATCACGCGCTGCATGATCTGACCTGCACCCAATGCGGGATCGATGAAGCCGCGCGCTGGTGCCTCCCACCACTTGCGGGCCTCAGGCTTGCCAAAGTCCTTCAGTGCAGCGCGCTCTGCCTCGGTAGGCGTACGCAGGGGCGCCGCCGCAGCAGGCTCAGATTCTTCGGCCAACAGCGCATCGAGCCTGTCCGGGGTAGGCCTCGCCTCCTCTTCCTCATCGAGCATTGCGTCGAGATCGGCCATTACTTGATAGCTCCGAGCTCACGCAGCTTGTCGCGCTTGGTGCGCAGCGATGATTTCTGCTCTTTCGTGAGCCCGCTGATCAGTTTCTTGGCCTTCTCATCGGATGCCATGTCGATCTGGAACAGCAGCGGATCATAGGACTCGCGCCAGGCCGCCTCAAAATCCTGGAAACGAGTGAAGTCGTCCTTGTTCGCTTTCAGCCATTTCTCTTGGGCCTTGGCCTTGGCCTCAATTGCGAGCGTCTGCGCCTCGCCGTAGTCGAGCACTGACTGGATGGCTTCCTTGGTGTAGCCGATACTGGCGTTCTGCCGGCTGATCGACTCGCGCGCCGCATCGGTGCTCGCCGACAGGCCGAGAATCTCTGAGGACGTCGCCGCCACACGCTCTAGATACTTGTCGAGTACCTGGAGCTTGGTGGCGTCGTTGCTGGCCGCATCAAGCCCGGGAATCAGCGAGGCGAGCCCAGACTCAAGTTTTGCGCGCTCCCGCGCCCAGTTGCCGGTGCTGATGTTTTCCGAAAGCTTGCGCGCCTTACGGATCTGGTCGAGTTGTTCAGGGACCTTGCGCGCCGCCGCCCGGTTGTCGGCGGCAATCTCGAAGTTGGTCAGCCCCTGCTTTTCCTGCGCGAGCACCTGGCCCGGGGCATATGACTCCGGCTGCACTGCTGCGCCACCTGCAGCCGCGGTCGTGCCGAGAGGGAAGTACCCCAGGATGTTGCCGGCCTTGTCGCGGCGCTGCTCGTACTTGCGGCCGTCCTGAGCGGTGAACACCTCAGACTGCTGGCCGGGGGCTACCGTGAGGGGAATCTCGGCCGGTGACTGTCCTTGCGGCGCAAGAGGATTCACCTGCTTGAGCGCGCCGCCCGTGCCTACGAATTGCGGCGACTGCTTTGAGGCCTGCTCGGATGCCGAGGTCGCCTGCAGCTGAATGTTCTGCAACACCTGGCCGAGCTTCCCCGGAGGCGCGCCCTGAAGCGCGCCGGTGTAGGCTTTCAGCACTGGCGCCACGTCGTCGCCGTACACTCCGGCGAACTGAGAGAACGCCTCAGCCACTTTCTGCCGACCCGCGGCCGTATCCTGCGCCACATCGGGATCGCTACGCAGCGCGCCCAGCATCTCGCCAAATGAGTCGCGCTGCACGTCTCGCAATTGCACGAGCGACTGCTTGGCCGCAAGCTGCTGCTGTTTCACACTGGCGTACTTGCTCAGCACGTCCGGGAACTGATCGCCCGCTGCCTCGCGCAGTCCGCTGTCGGGGATTTTGTTGAGGTCGATCGTCCCATCAGCGCCGATGATTTTGGTGATGTCGAAATCGGCGAGCGCAGCGCGTTGCTTTTCGGTCTGCTGGACCTGCTTGGTCTCAGATTCGGCACGACGGATGTCCGTCATTTGCCGCTTGACCTGAAGCAAATCTGAAAGCTTGCCGGTGACGTTCACCGGCTTGACCTGCATCGGGATTGATGGGTCGATAGGCATCAGCCGTTCTGCCTATTCAGAAGCGACAGCAGGCCGGCGCCACTGGCATCACCGAGGCCGCCAGCAAAGGCATTGGCTGCACCTATTCGCCCCGCCGCCGCCGCATTGGCCGCACCGGTGATGTTGCCGCCGATGATGCCGCCCGTCGCAACACCCTGCTGACCAACGCCTGCGGCAGCGTTCTGGCCAAGGCTCGTCAGACTCAGCAACCGCTGAAAGATGTTGCCTTGCTGGGTCTGAAAGCGATCGAAGGACGATCCAAACTCCTGGCTGGCCGCGCCCTGGTTGTAGTCGATGAGCGCCTTGAGCGCCGGACCCGAGAGAGCGCCGGTGCGCGCAGCCGCGCCATTGAGCACGCCTTGCGTCCCTTGTTGGATCCGGAACTGATAGCCGGGATCCAAGTTCTGGCGGAACTGCTCGGGACCGAACAGCTGCGTGAGAAAGCCGGTCGGCAGCCCTTGGCCGCTCGAGCCTGGAGCACCCGTGCCTGCCATGGTGTCAGCATCTGCGCCGCCCGCTGGCCCACGGTTAAGCTGCTCGTAGGCCTGCTCCGGGATTGGATCGCCGTCGGCAATGTAGCGGCCATTGGGGCCGCCAGGCTTGAGCGTGCCGATGCGAGTGCCGTTGTAGAGCACCTCGTAATAACCCTTGCCCACGCTCTTCGTGGTGGTTCCTGGCGGTAGATAGGTGTCGCCCACCAACTGGCCATTCGCCGAACTGAAGTCGCGACGCTGCGGCACGCCCGTTTGACCTGCCCCGAAGCCGCGCTGTGTATTGATGCCGAGTAGCCGTGCCAGTAGCTGATTTGCGCCGTAGCCAGAGCCCACGAAGGGGACTTGATCCTCTCGCAGCTGGTCGAACTGACGCTGCGAGACGCCAGATGCGCGCTCGGCGCCAGCAACCTGCGTACGCGCGGCATCCCTGGAGGCATCTGCCTGCAGTCCTGCGCCAATGAGGCCGGCGCCAGCAACGAAGCCGAATGGTATGACTAGTTCGCCGCGGTCAAGGCGGCGCCTCCATTTAAATGGATGATTTCGGCGGCCGGCATCTCAGGTCCTCCGAATACAGCAGATCATGGTGATTCGATCCTCGTCGGAGTCGTTGTCAACCCAATGCAGCGCGCTGTTGTCGAAATGGAAACTGTCGCCGGTCCTGGTCACCAGTCGCTCGCCCTCAAAGCAGAATGCCTGCTGCTCATTGGCCGCGATCGAGATCGCAAACTTCTCGTAGTGCTGCGCATGCCAACCGTTGTCGACGTGCGGCTCGACGCGCTGGCCAGCGGGGATCTTGGTGATGAGGATTCCGCCGAGCTTGGTGCCGCCGACGAAGTGCATCATCTCCATGGCGAGGCTGCGCACCGGGATCTCGTTCGCCACCGGGTACCACACTGACTCGTGCGGGCCGTTGAAGGCGGCATAGTCGCCGGTGTAGTTGGCCCAGTCGTTGTAACGGACCCAAATGTCCGAAATATGCGAGTGTGGCGTACCGTAGCTTGCCGTGCGCAGCGTGTGGCGGTCCCACAGGCCCGGGTCATCGAGCGCCTTGCGCAGACGATCCACGTGGAACCTCTTGCCGAGCAGCCCAATATGCGAAGTCCAGTTCGGCGAGGGATTCGCCAGGGCATGCTCAGCAACTGCAGCAGTAAGGGCGGTGAGCATCATGGAGCACCCCCGATCGCGCGCACCATGCGCTGCGTGTGCGCCGGGTCGATCTCGACGCGCTCGAAGTCAGGCTGCACGCGCATCTGGCGCAACTGTTCGAAGCGCTCGGCATCGAAGGGTCGCTGCAGCAGGAATTCGTAGATCTGCGCGGGTGCATCCCACAACACGCGCCAGTCGAAATGCAGTCCTCGAACGCGTTCGAGCACGCCATCCCAGGCATGCGCGCACTCGGTCAAACCGATGGCGGCAAGGGAAGTGTCAACCTGATCGAGGGGGCGGTGTAGGATCACTTTTCGAGCCGGATGCTGGTCCAACCAGTCGGGGAACAGCGCAATCCCCGTACACGCGATACCGAGCATTTTTGTGCTCTGGATCGCATCCAGCTCGCTGTAGTGCCGCGTCCACAATGGGTCGTGCAGGCACAGAGTCGTGTCTGTGGTGAGCCAATTTGCTCCCCAGGTACTGCCTGAGCGCGGCGCACTGATCAACATGAACTCTATCAAGAGAATACCACTACATTGGAAAGAAAGTCACGGCTGGCGCCACTGCGTACGTGATGCGGATGCGATCGCCCTTGCACAAGGGGATCATGCAGGGGGCGGTGCCGGCCGCGTAGAACACTGTCCCATTGCGGCTGAACTCGATCGTGAGGCCGCCGCCGCCAACAACATTGAGCTGGCCACGAATCATGCCTGTGTACGTGAAGGGCGATGCCGTGACCGTGATCGCGCTTTCAGGCTGAGAGCCGCCGTTCACTGCCGAGCTGTAGAGCTCGCTGATCAGCCGAAACCAATCCTTGGCCGCCAGCGGAATCGTGCCCTTCATCTCCACGATTGGGCTGTTCGGGCTGGTCATGAAAAAGCGGGCTTTCTCGGTCACGTCGAGCCCTCTGCGTATAGCGTGGCGCCCACGATGTCACGCTTCACAGCGGCAGAGACGCGCACCTGAAACACGCGATCTCGGGTCACGCCAAGGCGGCGCACAATGGCGCGGTTGCGGGTCTCCCCGATCTTGCCAATCGGCACCTGCTGCTCGGTGCCAAAGGTCTGGCCGCCATCATCAGACCACGACAGCATCATGTGCGGATCGACGTCCGCGGCAGCGCCGCTCGCCAGGCCAACGCCGGGCTTGAACTCGACCTGCAGTGAGCCGGTGAAAATGCGCTCGCGGTTCTCGCGGCTCCATATGTGCGGGCAGCGACGCAGGGCAATCAAAGGCTGGTCGTCATCGGTGTAGACCGTGCGGCTTAGCTGATAGAGCCGGCCGTTCGAGAAGTCGCCGACGATGCGCAGGTTCTGGAAATTCATGAAGCAATTCGAGCGATGCCGGCCGAACTGGGCAGTGCTCGAGTCAAAGCGCGCTCGCTGGTGCCACATGTCCGTCTCAAGGTCGTAGACCCACGTCGTTTCCTGCGTGGGGAAGCTGATCACGTAGAAGTGATGACCCTGCTCCATGTACGAGTAGGCCACGGCATCGAACACCAGCGGATAGTTGCTCATGGTGTTGGCCACGGCGGGCGTGGTCACAGATTTGGTCGTGTACTGCTCCGTCTTGACGACGTGCACGCCGCCTTCCTGGTTGTGGGCTAGCCACATCAGCGAGTCGCCGACCTTGGTGATCGAGTGCACGGCAGCGCAGCCCATTTGAGGCGCTGCGCCGGGGATGCGTTGGAAAGCAAAGTTCGCGCCGCCGGCATCGAACCAGATTTCGGTGTGCCGCTCGCCGACAATCCAGAGGTCACGCGAGAGCGCCTCGAGCGTCACGATGTTGTCGCTCGAGCTGTCGTTCTTGGCGAAGAATGAGCCGTCGAAAATGAGCGTGTAGGGCACCGGCGCATTGGTGTAGAAATTCTGGGTGGACGGTTGGTTGAAGATCAGCCAACCGTCAATGAAATCCACCTTGTCGGCGCCCAGGAAATTCGTGTCGGTGATCTGCGCGAAGTCATCCAATATCACCGTCAGCAGTGTCGGTCCTGGGGATGCATTGGCCGGGGTGTCAAGCGTGATGGTCCCCATGCTGCTGTTGATCGCCGCGACGCGCGTGCCGATGACGATGCCTGCGCCATTGATCAGCTGACCCACGATCAGCTGAGTCGGAAGCGTGCCAGCGTACGGGACCGTCACGCTCAAGTTTGTCGGCGTGCCGGTGAACGTAAAGGTCGCCGTCCCGGGTATCGCCGTGCCGTGACTGTCGATGCGGTAGTAGTAGCCATTGGGCCCGTCCACCAGCACGACGTAGCCACCGGCGCCGTTGTCACGGATCGCCACCGGGCCGGTGTTGGTCGCAAGCGTGCCGACCTGGAGATAGGCCAGCTGCGCGATAGACACGTTCGTCGGCGGCACTGCGACCGTGATCAGGTAGACGCGATCCGAGCGCACCACGATCGCCTCCTGGCCTCCTGGCAGCACCCATGCGCCACGCACCGGGCCGACTGCATCGAGCGTCAGCAGGCGATTGAGGCCCGGGCAGCCGAGCAATGCAGTGGGGGTCTTGGACTTGCTGTCCTTGCTGACCTCGACATACCAATTGATCAGACGCTGAAAGTCCTGATCGGTGTCGGCGGCCTCATAGGCCTGGCCGACGATGCCAAAGTCAACGCCGCCTTGAGCCATCGGTCAGCGAAAGCCCCCATGCAAAATGAAAGACGCGTCAACATGCCCGCTGCCATACAGCTCCGGATCAAACGACGCCACCGGCACCGGCTGCTTGTTGAGCTGCCGCACCTTCATGAGCGCATCGAGCATGTTTTTCTCCGCCGTCTGGCTCCACTCCTTGCTAAACTGCGGCGCGAACTCCTTGGCGAGGCACCACTTCAACATGCGCGAATAGCCCTGCGGCATGCGCACGTCGGTGGTGATGAGTGGGAAGTTGGTGAGCAACACATCCGAGAACAGATGGAGCTCACCGGCGCTTGAGGGCGCCTGATAGAACGACAGCTGCCCCAACGGCATCGTCGGGTTGTACCACATGGCCACCGGCCAAGGAGCCGACTGCGCCTTGTAGCCGATCTCGATGTAGCGCTCGCGCGATGTTGCGATGATCGTGTAATCAAGTCCCGAGGTTCCCGTGATGCGGCTGAAAGAATCCAGCACGCGCAGGGGCCGCGACATTTTGAAGTCACCAGGGATCGTGTATCGGATCTGCTGCGCGCCCGGTGACAGCGTGGCATTGGCCGACATCGTGATGGTGCCAAGCCCCGGGTTCGTCGCGAGGATCGTCGTGCCCGTTGGAATGCCGGTGCCCGTGAGATCACCGCCTGCGATCATGTCCGAGGGCACGCTCACGCCCGTGATCGTTGCGCTCGCGCTGGTGACCGTCCCGGCGAACTGGCCGGCGTCGTAGTTGCCAACCGTGTACTGGTACTGGCCCGGGATGAAAGTAAAAATGTTCTCGTTGGTGCAGAAGAGTTGCGCGCGGTCGTTGTCCCATGACTCCAAGAGATCATTCAGCGTGGCCAGGCCATCCGTGGCATCGGCTCCGCTCAGCGCCTCACCGATGGCGTACGCGTTGATGTTGCGCAATGCGCCGGTGATGATGTCGGCGGCAGTGGTCATAGCTCATCCGCAGCAGTCACGTGCACCGCGCATACCCCGGGCGATGAGAAGAGATTCAGCAGGCCAAGGGCCAGGATGTTCAACGTGAGACTTGCAAGCTTGCGCACCTTGATGACCGCTGTGCTCGCGGTGGGGGCGCCTACGATCTCGGCGAAAAACTGATTTCCGGACGCATCCGACACCACTGTCGCATTGACCACTGGGGGCGCCGAAAAGAGCCCGCCGGGGAAGGTGACTGTCAGGTCACCATTGCCGTCCGTGTTATGGACGCGGGAATATTTGACGTTCGTGTTGCCGTCGCTACCGTCGGCCCCATCTAAGCCCTGCCGCACTGCTTTGAGCAAAGCGCATCCCCCTTAGATACCCGATCCGCGCGTGAACATCACAGAGGTAGATCCTGCTGGCCCACCATCTGCGAACACCGATGCCCCGGTAACCTCGGCATCGACGCTCACCACCACGACAGAGCCGGGCGGCACTGGGTAGTCGGTAAGTACGGAAGCACGGACAGCGCCAAAGACGCCGAAGTTCACGTGTACCCAAACACTCGTCTTGTTGGAGATCTGGATCTGCACCAGGGAGTTGTTGCCTGCCTGGCCTGGAAAGATCGCGCTGGCCACCGCCGTGGCGTTCACTGCCACGACCGTGACACTCGGCAGGCACTGGCCTACAACCGGGCCGGCAATGATGCCAGTACGGTTGTAGGCCGGCGCAAACGATCGCAGCTCGTTCACGAGATCCCCGTGGGCACAGTGGCGCGGTCGGGGTAGTCGTGGCGAACTACGAACAACAGATATGACTCGGTGGTCGGCACGATGCCCGAGCCGGTGTTGTTCATGAACGTAAGTGCTAAGGTGTCATCAGCGCTCACGCGTGCATTGACCACTCCAAGCCCGGCCTGGTGAGAGGGCTTGTTGACAGCCACATAGTCGAAGCCTGCGTCCAGCCCGGGGACCGTGAAAGTACGCTCCACAGTCGTATTGGCGCCCACAGACGCCGTTGCGATCGGCACCGACAACATGAAAACGTTGCGGATGTTCCCGATCGGATTCATTGAAGCGCCAGCCATTATTGCACCGTCGTCGGCAGGCCCATCGTGGCCAGCGTGGTTGCTGTCTGACTGCGATTGCTCTGGTTGAATCGCATCACGGTGAGCAGGTACACGCCTGCTGCCGGCACGACACCGCCGGCCGTGGGGTTGACGAACGTCACATAGAACTTGTCGTTCACCGCGGGATCGACGCGGCAGTTGGCGAGCACCACGCCCGCCACATGCGAGGGCGCGTTGATCCCAACGATGACGTCGCCGGCCAAGAGTCCGGTTGCGGCAGTGACCTGCGTCACGCCGTTGAGGCCGAACGACTGCTCAGCAGTGGTGATCGTGGCCACGCTGACGGGTGTCATGGTGACCGCGATGGTCTGAATCGTGACCTCGGTCGAATATGGCGACTGCGTGTTGACCGTGGTCGTGACGCTGGGCCCGAGATTTACTGAAGGCATTGCATTGTCTCCTGGAGGTTGAGAGTTAGATGGCCGGTATTACCCGTTCACCCGGACCCCCAGCTGGTTGTAAACACGGTCGAACCCATACAGCACGTCGGCACGCGTGGGCTCGGCATCGTTGTTGATCGTGTACTGCCGCACCAGGCGGATACTCATGCCGATCTCCTTGTCGGAAGCACGTGCCGCCATGTCGACACCACCAGGCAGCGGCAGGTCAGCGAAGGCCAGCGCGATTGCGCTCTTGTGCAGGATGAGGCCCTGCGGGCTCGCCTTACTTGCGTTGCCAGTGCCACCGTTGACAGTGATGGCAGACGTCGCCGTGAATGCTGCCGTGGTGGTCGCGTTTTGGAACTGGCCGCCGGTGATCACTGCCTCGGCAATGCGAATCGACAGCGCGCCGGCACCGCCGCCGGAGGTGTACACACCCGTGGCAGCATCGAAGGTGCCGCTGGTGAGCGTGGCCGCTGCAAAGCGCAGGCCGGGGTTGGCCGCGCCGCTCGGCTGGTTCTCGTAGCCACCAGGAGGAATGACCACGAACTGTTTCAGCGCGCTGCCGTACTGCGTGCGGCTTTGCGGGTTGGCCGGAAATACGCCGGCAATCTGGATGATGTCGCCGACCTTGATGACGCCGGTGCTCGCGGTCCAGCCGTTGGTCTGGATGAAGCCATCCTGCGCCCAGCCGGTGGTCAGGAATGCGCCGCCGGTGTTCGCGGTGAGCAGTGGCGTTCCGCCCTGCGCCCCGGTCACGAAGGTGACGATGTTCTGGTCCCTCCACCAGTCCATGCCGATCTGCTCTTTCGCCATGAACCCGCGGCGATAGTTCTCACTGATCGACATCTGCGGGTTGTACAGGCCCTTCATGCCGTCCGCTGCGAAGGCCGAGGTGAACGGGTCCAGCACGCAGTTGCGCGTGCCGCTCGAGCAGGCCTCGGCATCCAGGATTGCGTTGGCGAGCGCGTAGGTCAGGAACGAGGATGCGGGTACGCCGGGCGTGCCGACCGCATTCGGGATATTCTGGTACGCGAAGTACGCGCCGTCACTGTCGATGCGGTTCGCGACCGCCTCGATCATGGGCTTGCCGAATCGCTCGCGGAACTGGTCGATGCTGAGCAACAGATCCTGGGTCGTGAACTGCACGTCCACGTGGAACTGATTGCGCAGCGTGATCGGGATGAACGTCTCGTTGCTGTCCTCGACGTTGAGGGCGGCACCGAATGTACCGCGGTAGCGCGGCGGCCTGCGCACATTGACCGTGGCGCCGATCTTGGCGCCGCTGACCGCAAACTCGTCGTTGTATTCTCGCGTGAAGCACCCTGAGAGGGTGCACATATTGTCCAGCACATCCAACGAGTCGTTGGTGATGTAGCTGATCGTCAAGAGTTGATTCGCCAAGATGATGCTCCAAGATAAGTTTGGCCATCACCTCGTCGACTCACCTCGCTTGCGCTTTCCTCTGGGACTTGCGGTAGGCGAGATACTCCTGGGTCGTCATGTCGGCCGGATCCTTTACGATCGGCTCGCCAGCGCCCACAGAAGTGTCGGCAGGCGGTGGCGCCTTTGACACGTTCTTGGCTGGCGGTTCGACTTTGGGCTTGGGCTCTTCCTTCGGCTTGGGCTGCTCTTTTGGAGCCTCCTCGGCCTTCGGTTTCGCGCGCTCAGCTTCGATCGTCGCCTCCAGCCGGCCGAGAAACTTGATGGCTCTCTCAGCGTTCAGAGACATGAAGGTCGCGCGATCTTTGGCGTTCATTGCTAGGTGGTAGAGCAGGTGCGGGCCGAGCTCGGAGTCTTGGATGGATTCGAGCACCGACTTGGCGACGTCTTTCTCGCGGGCGAATGCCTCAGAGACAACGTGATGGAAGTCGGGTATCTCCTCCTCCACAGCAGCGAGCCGAGTTGCCCACGTCTCAGAGGCTTTGCTCTGGCGCGTGGTCTCTTCTGCTTCGCTCTGTTTTCGAGCCTTTTCCGTATCAGCCTGCTCGCGATCCCACACTGCAAAGGCACGTGCGTACGCGGCGACATTCGGAAAGTCTTCTGGCTTTGGCTCTTCGCCTGCGGCCCGGGTGGGCTTGGGATCCTCGGGCTTCGGCTTACCCTTTCCGGCAAGCTCGGCTTCGAGTTCCTTGACCCTTTTCTCTGCATCGAGTCGGAGCTTGCGTTGCAGCTCGGCGAACTCGGTTGCCTCTTTCATCTCCCGGTGTTTCTTGCCGATGACCTTGCGGGCACGCTCTGGTAGATCATCCTCAGAGGGTTCCTCGGCCTTCGGCTTCGCGGACGGGTCCGCGCGAGTTTCTTTTACCGTACCCTTCTGAGTATCGTCAAGTTTTTTTGAATCATCGAGCTTCGGCGCATCGACCTTGGCCTCGGGTTCCGGGGTCTTTGCCGGCTCGGCCTTGGGCTCAGCCTTGGATTCTGGGGCTGGCGTCACGACGCCGTTTCGCTTGATCGCGATCTTGGCGCGCGTGGTCTGGGGCAGATTGGGGTCTTGCTCCACCTTGCCGGTGGTCACGAGTTCGACGAGATTCTTCGCGGTAACAACTGTCGCCATGGGTTGGAGTGCCTTTTGCAAGCTGCGCACCCCATGACTGCGCCACGCCCAGGGAGGTCACACTGCGCAAACCGCCCTGGGTAGCGGCTTTTCGGCTGGCCGGCCTATGCGCAGCGAGATTTCTAATCGATAAGCTTTAGGGCTCGATCTGCCATCGCATGGATACGACCAAGCGCCCACAGGGTCATCTGGCGCAGCTGCAAGTGCGATACGCTGACTTCATGCTGTATTACATCTTCAGTTCGGCAATAGGTTGGGGCGGGATCCTGAAGCCACTTCCACGCTGGCGCGCCGCACCTATGGCACTCTGAATCAGTAGCACCCCTGCAAAAATGCTCAAATTGGCGTGTCATTCGAGTCCAGGCGCCGTTGGCGGAACAGGGATCGAGAAGCGCCGGAGGCCTCGATTCGTGCCGTAGTAGATGCAATCCTGCGACCAGCGGATGTCATCCCACGTGATGTCGTAGCGCATGCCATAGACCGGCAGGTGCAGGCATACGAAATATTCTTGAGACTCCGCGCAACTCGTCATCGCGCGAAAGTCGTTTCTGTAAGTTATCACGCCGACAGTGAGCCACTGGTTCGGCATCGGAAGGCGCCAGCTGTAATGCTTCAGGCCCAGCCATTCATTCGCGGCAGCGATCAGAAGCACCAGAAGCGCAGCGTAGGCAAGCAGGATCCAGTGAAGCAGCGTCATTCGAGCCCCTTCTGAATCAACCTGTCTGCCGCCCGCTCCTCGCTCGCCGACTCCACCTGAGAGTTGAGCAGCTGAGTCGCGGCATTGATCTCTGCGACATCGCGACGCGTGGTCGCATCCGACTCGATCTGCAGCCGCTTGGTCTTATCGTCACGCTCGGATTTCTCGTTCGCACTCTCAATCTTGGCGGCGGCGATGCTGCCGGCGTACTTGATCTCGAGGGCCTGCTGCTTGGTCAGCTCGGTGAGCTGCTGCACCTGCTGCTGGAGCGAGTCAACGATGGACTTGGCCTGCGGCGAGAGGCCCTCGACGGCCTTTTTCAAAGCCTCGGGCACGTCTGGCACCATGCGGTCGGCCAGCTCCTGGGCGCCGGTGAACGGCATGTTGCGGATTACGAGGTCCGAGCCCTTGGCCGCCACTGCAGGCCCGAGCGGGGTGTCGAGCAGGCTCAACATGCCCTCGGCGCCCTCTTCCTGGGCCGTGCGGTAGTCTGGGCCGGCATCCATGATGATGTCGTAGGTGCCGTCTTCGAGGTTCTTCGCGACCTGATAGTTGCCGTCGGGATCAGCTGCTGCCGCATCGGGGTCCGCATCGCCCGTGGCATTGATGCGCACCATCTTGGCGCTGCCATCCTCACCCACGATGCGCTGCTGGCGATCGGTGTCGTAGTAGTACGGAATCAGATCCAGCAGGATCATGCCAGTCCACATCACCGCCAGCGCCTGGTTGTCGGAGTACTGGAAGTGCATCAGGTCGCGCTCGCGCATGCGGCGCTGCAGGTACTTGTTGCCGCTCACGACGCGCCCCTGCTCGATGGGATTTTCCATCGGCATGCCCGACATGGCGGTGAGATTCATCAGCGCCATTTGCGAGGCGTTGAGCTCGCCCTCTGGGATGGGCGTCGGCGGTTGACGCTGAGGCGGTGGAATCGGCTGGCCGTCCGGGCCCATGACAGGCGTATAGACCAGCTTGCTGTTGGCCCTGCGGTTTGCATTGTCCCACTCGGGATGATTGTCCGTCTGGCCCTCGGCAACGACCCAGGGGGCCTTGGGGGCAAGTGCAACCTTCTCGGTGGCGCTCGAGGTCCAGTAATTAAACATGCGCGCGGGGTCCATCATGTTGCGGACCATGCCCCAGCGCAGAATCTCGCCCTCGATGTTGATCTCGTTACCAAGGCATCGCACCACGGGGATGTAGCGGCCTGGCAAGTCCTCCTGCTCGAGCACCTCGATGCCGCCGAGCACGTAGCGCTGCACCTGATCGCGCGTTGTGGGCCGCGTTTTCTGCCGGCCGCGCTCATCGACGAACGGACGCCAGCCGGTCTGTGCCATGACGTCTTCCGAGAGTTCCGAGCGCAGCGCGGTGCGCCCATCGTTCATCAGAACGAGCGTGTCAGGCACGCGATAGATGCGGAAATAGCGGCACACGCGCACGTTGTCGCGCGTCTCCCACTTGTAGTTGTCATCGCCGACCGCGGCGCGGTTCCAATCCTTGTTAGGCGCCTTCGGGTACTTGGCCTTGTACTCCTGGCGGCTCATGTTGCCGGTGATCAGGAACCACGTGCGCTCCTCACCGCAGGGGGAGGTCGCCAACGGATCGTCGTAGCAGGCAAAGGCGTTCGTGATCGCCTTGATGATCAGGTCCTGGTCGAAACTGCGCGGATTGCAGTACTTGCCGCAAATCTCCCAGTAGCCCCAGCCGACGTTCTGCGCACTACGTACGCCTGCATCGTAGGCAATCTCGGCGTTGCTCAGGTTCTGGATGTGCCTCATCAACGAGTCGATGACTCGCGCCTTCTCGACGCTCGCATTGCCCCCCATGGGCTGGCACTTGATGCGCGGGCGCTGCTGCTTCAGCTGGTTCTCGACGCGCTGACAGTTGGCATCGGTGTGATTGATGGTGAGGCAGGGGCGCGCCTCGACAACCCGCTGCTGGCGGATCGACTTTTCCCACTGCTCCTCGTAGCGAAAGCGCAGGGCCTCGATACCGCGGGTGCGGTTCTTGCTCTCGTATGTCTCAGCCTGGGTGAAGCGATGCTTGGCCTCGAGGAAGATTTCGCGCTTATTGACGGCGGGCTTTTCTAGGTCGAGGAGCTCACTCATTGATGGCTGCCTGCCTGGCCCAATCGCCTACCACGCCCCTGACATCCTCCAGTGTGAATCGTGTCACTGGACCCGCGGCAACTCGACCAAAAGCGGCAGATTGATTGCGCGCCCAGCGCGCCTCTGCAAACGGCTCAGTGAAATTGCCAACTGATGTGAAAACTATTGGCCAATGCAGGCACGCATCCTGCAGTTGAGTGCAGTAATCGAAGCCAGTCATTGCGCACCGCCGAGCAGCTCAATCGCCTGCTGTGCCAACCCCTGCTGCTGCCGCACCAGCTGCGCCAAGCGGCTCTCGCTGTCCATGGCACTGATGTGGGTAGAGGCAATCTGCTGGAGCAACTGTAGCGCCTGCGCAAGCGGCGCAGCTGCGGGACTCTGATAGCGAGGAGGAAGGTTGACCTGCATGCGATCGGTGCCGCCGCTCCAGTCCATCGGGACAGGCTTGACCTTCGGCTTGTTCTTGCTGCCCTTCTTTCGGCCGCGGTGCTTTTTCTTGGGCAGACCAAGAATCCGGTTGCCAACCGCCACTGAATCATTGATGGCCTGCGTGACCTCTGGAGAGTCGAGAGCAAGAATTCTGTTGCTCACGCAACCTCCGGCCAGTGCAGCCGCACGCTCGGGTGCCGGGATAGGACGATGGATGTCCCGCCGGTAGCCGCCACAGACGCGCCAACCAAGAACCGCAAGAAGGTGCGGCGGTTGGTCATGCTGCATTCCTCAGCGTCTGTCTCACCGAATACCACAGCATGCGCGAGGCGGCAGGCCGGCCTGGCGGATACCACATCGGCTGCAGCGGCATGCCGGGACGGTCGTCGTAAAACTGCGCTTTCGGCGCCGGCCTAAGTGGTGGGTTTATCACCCGCGCATTCAATCAGATTTTCTAAACGTTTGCTATATTTAAACGATTAGAAACTCTAAAGGATCGATCAGCCAATGCCCTCGCCCCCAGTACTGATCCTGGCAGTTGTCGCAGGATCATCATGACCACCATCGGCTCGCACAGGCCGAAGACAACGCGGTTGAGTCGATCATCGATGTGTTGGAGCGCCCCGCCGCAGCATTGGCAGCCGGTGCGCACGTGGGTGCCGCCGATCGGGCTCAGGCTGAGGCGTCAGCGCACGATAGCTCAATCGTCCAATACACCCCCGGCGATTGACCTCATTTCATACGCCAAGCGTCCAAGCTGACTTATCCCATCCACCCGCCAGCGCCCCCATTGGGCACGCGAGTCACGATCCTGGTCGGCGCCTTCTTGGCCAGTGGCCGCGCATGCCGGCGCATCATCATCGCGTACCGCGTCGCCGACATCAGGTCATCGGCTTTTTTGACGATGAGCCCATCCTGACGGTGGTACAACATGAACTCCTCGAACCACTGCGCCAGGTGTGCGAACACCTTGAGCCGTCCTGTCTGCATGCGGTCGTACATCTCGGCGATGCCAGCCTCCACGCCATTGCTACCGTCCTCGAACGTGGCGCGCTCTGGGAGCATCGCGAGCCCTTGTTGCTTGTACTGCTTGGCCAGCTGCTCGCCCGATCCCTTGTCGTGCTGTAGGCCGTCGTGCGGCCATGCCCAGGGCAGCCACGAGCCCCAAGGGAGCACGGAGCTCGAGAACATTGCCGGCGTCTGCTGGCGCTGGCGATGGACCGCCGTCACGTACAGCGTGTCGCTGTCTCGATCCCAGGCGAGTCGCGCCGCTGCGCTGGGGTGATCCCAGCCGAAATCGAGGCCGGCAATCTGCGGCCAGTGACTTGGAATCTCGATGGGCGCACAGCTGATCTCGTCCTGATCAATCGGGAACACGCGCCCGCTACCCATGACGGGGATACCCCGGGCCCGGGCATCGCGCTCATGAGCAGCGTACCCGGCAATGATCTCGGCGCGCTGCTCGGCG